GTGGTATTATCATCTACATTAGTAGTTGTAACTGTAGTTGTCCAATTACCACCTTCATCTACAGAACTAGCAGATACTGAATAAGTATATGTTGGACCAGAAGAACTAGATCCAACAAAACTCATCATAGAAGAATAAGCAGTTTTTGTTGCCTTTACGTCAGCACTACCTTCTAGAGTATCAGTAAAATATTTTTCGGCATATACTACTTCACCAGAAGGAACCATAAAAGATCCTACGACTACAGCATTATAATCCTTTCTAGTTACAAGGATATTATCATCACCACTATTAAAAAGTCGTACAACAGGAGCGTTGCTAACATTAGTAGCAGATCCTAGATTTGTTTCAGCAGATAATATTTTCATTATTTTTTATTTTTGTTTAGTTTTTTATTCAATTTCTTATTTGCTGGATGCTTTGCTGCTGCGTTTTTGATTACTTCTATTTGATCTTCAGGTGTTAAAGTTGTTTTACCTGTTTTAGGATCGATAGTTTTTCTATATGCTTCTATATCCCTATCATGAGGTCTATTTTTAGCAGAATCTTTCGCCTGTCTCTGACGAGTATTAAGTTCCCTATCTATATCATCTTTGGGGTTTTTTTCCCAATCATAATCTCGTCTATCTTTACCTTGAAGTAGTCTTTTTAAAATCTCTTCACCACCTTTAGCAGCAAGAACTGTTCCACCTAATTTTAAAGCAGTCTTACCTAAACCAATTCCAATAGGAATTGCTATAGCAGCTTCATTTACTTTTTTTCTTTGTCTACTAGCTTTCCATGCACGATGTTTCAATTGTGTATTCCACCGTTCATCATCAGTAAAAGCACCAGATCTTGCTGCTGGACTATTTCTAGTCTTATGTAACCAAGCAGCTTTTCCACCATCGTCAGTAGATGAACTATCTTTAGTAACTATCTCATTCTTTTTAGGATCAACTGTTTTCTTTTCTGTATTAGAAATTGTTTTATTTTCTTTATCATTTTTTGGAGTTATACTTTTTGGTGTTTCAGTAGTCTTAGTATCAGTAGTCTTAGTATTAGTAGTCTTGGTATCAGTCTTCGTTGTTTCATTCTCAGCTGAACCTTCTTTTGATCCTAAATTCTTACCAATTACTGCTGCTGCAGCAGTACCAGCAACAACTTTAGTAACAGTGGCAGCTGGATTTGGTGTAACATTTATCATGTTACGAGGAGAATAAGATGAACCAGAAGGTGTTTTAGTAGCACCAGAAGGTGTTTTTCTAATCAGAGATGATGGTGATGTTTTAGTAATAGATGTGGATGGAGTTTTAGTAATAGATGTGGATGGAGTTTTAGTAATAGATGATCCTTTAATTTTTACTAATGCTCCAGGATCTGATATTTTTTTAGCAGCATTAACATTAGCTGAATATGTTCCTGGTTTTTTAGACTTATCAATAGCATTTTTCATTCTAGCTAGAATTTTGTCTGCCTCTATTTGCTTTGGAGTCTTTCTTTTAATATTAGCAATAATATTAGTTGCTTTAGCTTGTTTCTGTTGATAAGTTAAACCCTTACTAGTAGGATGATCTAAATGTGGTCTAGAACTAGTTAATCTTTTAGTTGAAGTTGTAGATGCCGTTGATCTTACCGCAGGAACAGTCGCATCCCAATTAGGTGCTTTAATATTAGTCTTAGATTTAGTGAATTTATCAGCAGCAGACAATATTCTTGGATTATTAGTTGCAATATTACCTTTAATTTGCTGTCTAATTACCGCAAGATCTCCACCTCTTTTAGCTCCTTTAATATTACCAACTATATTTTTTGCTGGTTGTATTAATTTTTGATTTACTGCCTGAATACCAGCATATGTACGTGCAGGAAGTTCTCCTACAAACCTACCAACTTTATCAATATCTTTATTTGCTCTTGCCCAATTTTTAGGGTTTCTAGCAAATTGTACAACTTTTCTTACATCTTTTACTGATCTTCTTTTAATATAATTACCAGTCGCTTTTAATACCGTTGGAGCAACTTTTGTTGCTAAAAACTTACCACCTTGCCAGAGAACATTACCCCAACCTTCAGATAAGTCTTGCTCTATTTCATAAAACTCTGCAACTTCTTGATAAGTAAATCCATTTTTATGCAATTCATTAATATCATGTTCAAGTATTTCTATAATTAAATTTTCAAGATCTGCCTCAAAGGAAGCAGAAACTACTTCTTTCTTTTTATCATTATTAACCATCAAGGTATAATCAACACCCGTAACATTATGTTTGATTTTTTGACCTTTAGGAAGTGCTAAATTCTTATTATTACCACCTTTGAGAAACTTATATCTCTCATTAACATCTATTAAGTCACTTCTCCAGTCATAATGATTCTTCAATGGAACCAATTTAGGAGGTATGATATTACCATCTTTATCTGTCTTAGGTCTGTAAAGTAAATCACTCTTTTTTGGAGGTATAATATTTCCTTCACTATCTGTTTCAGGTCTATAAAGTAAATCCTTCTTTCCCATTTTTGTTAATTCTTCATTTGTGGACAGAGGAATTCTTATCTCTTTAGTTTTACCACCTTTTGGCTTTCTTTCGGGCAATTTATCACCTTTACCAATCTCACTTTCTGGTTTATCAATAGCTTCAGGACTTACTCTTGCTGGACCAATATTCTTGTACTCTCTAAGTGGTTTTGGTTTAATTATATCCACAGTTTCTACCTCTAAAAATTTTGTATCTTTAGTATATGGTTCTACACTTACACCGCCTTGTAATTCTTCACTTACTTTTGCTGTACCAGGTATTATCTCGTTAATTGCATCAGCATTTTTTCTCAATTTATCATTATACTTTTTAACAGTATCCTTTGCGTATTTAACAAAGTTTATCGGTGCTACTTTTGTTAAAATAGAATCTACAATACCTTCATTAACATTATGACAATTATCACCACATTCCACACAAGGATCTTGACCACATCCTTCACATTGACATTCAGAGGATTCTTTTAATGATGATCTCCAATCAAAAAGAGATTCTCGCTTTACTCTTATATTAGTCATGTAACAGATTATTCTTCCTTATTATTTAGAATACCTTCTTTTAGCATTTTTGATAATTCACTAGTAGAACCAACAAACAGTGCGTTATTTGTAACGTTACTTGGACCTTTAGGTTTATCTTGATCCAAATCTTTCATTTTCTTCTGAAGATCTGCTAATTTATCCGTAATATCAGCAGTTGATTTTAATACTTGTCCAGCAACTTCATATGCTCTTGGACTAGCACTTTCACCAGCAAGTTCCATAACTCCATTTAGAGTTTCCTGACCCTTTTCTATTAATGAATATAATTGTGCTCTTGCGTACTTATAATCCTTTTCTGCATCATCAGTAATATCGGGCAGCGTATCCTTTCTTCGGACACAACCACCCTCATTAACTTGCTGAACTTCTATCTCAGTGTTAAATGTATCATTCAAATCGTCATAATTATCTTTCATGATTAAATGTCTACCTTACGAGTCGGACTATAATCTTTAGAATCTCCAAAAAATTCTCTAGATTCTGTGAAACCAAAATCATCACCTGGTTCTATTAGCATGTTGTCAGCAGCATCAATAACCTGGTCATCATTGTAATCTTTTTTAGCAGTTGACTCTACTCTATACCGCATTTCACGAGAAGCATTCTGTCTATCAGTATCTGAATAGTAATCAACCTGAACCTTACGAATAAGTCCATCTGTAGTATCTGCGATAGGACCAAACATGTAGGTTTTTGCTGTAAAGCTTAGTGTATATATTAATGCTCTTCTAGTATCAAAATTACCTTCATAATCATCAGTGTAATCTATACCATTTAAAATTAAAGGAATATCTCGTTTTTCTCCTATAGAATTTACTAAATCTACTGTTAATGTATAACCTGGTTGAAAAAACGGTAATATCTGTTCGAGTATTTGTAAGGAATCATCTTGTAATTTTGTAATTATGTTTAATTCAAATCCAATATTATATGGAACTGGCATGAAGACTTTTTTAAATTTCTTACCATCCTTTGCCTTAAATGTTTGAGTTATTCCCGATTTTCTTGATGGATCATATGTAACAGAAGACATTTCAAATGACATTCTTGGCAAACTTATAGCAATTGCCTTATTAAGATCTGGTTGTTGCTGTAATCTTGCTAAAAACTTTTGTCTAGGACCGTATGCAATAGGAACCTTTGTATCAACAATATCTTTACCTGTATTGTCCTGATGACGTACATGTATATCATTGAAGACTGTTCCAAAAGAAATAACAGTTTTTCTCAGTATTTCGTGATAAAAATAAGTACCAAACATCAGACTACACCAAAGGGATTAGATTCTGTAAAATCAATAATTTGATCAGCTTGAAATTCAAACTCATCACCATCACTATATTTATCATTAGCATCATCAGAATTGTAAGAAGCAGTAGCATATTTCGCTCCTGATATTTGTCCAACTATTTCTTCACCATCGAAGAATCCTGCCACGGTAGATCCAATTCCAACATTTGCAACTAAAAGTATCTTAGTATCAACATCCCAATTTCTAACAGTAGCAGTTGTACCAGACCTAGAACCTTTAACAATTTCATTATATTGGTAAGTTCCCACACCAACCATAGATTCTGGATCAGCAATAGTTACAGTTGGTGTTGAAGTATATCCTTTACCTGGATTGTCCATATACACAAACTTAACAACTCTATTTTGACCACTAGGACCAATTGATGTTATACCAGTTGCTTGTATTCCAGCTCCAGGAGCAGAAATAGTAACAGTAGGTGCTGTTCCATAACCCACACCACCATCTATGACATTAACTCTAACGACTCCATTATATCCAGTTTGAATAGAGCAAGTTGCTGCTGCTCCAATTCCACCTCCACCACTAAAACTAATAGTTGGTGGAGTAACATATCCAGAACCAGAATTTAATACTAAGATTTTTTCTATAGAAGTAACATTAGCTCTTGTAGTTAAAATACCAATTGCTCTAGTAGTATCATTAGCAGGTGAAGGACTAAATGTAATTACTGGTGGTGATGTAAACCCTGCTCCATCATTATTTAAGAATATCTCACTAACATAACCACTAGCTAATGATGCTGTAGCAACAGCAGTTCTTCCAAGACCAACCAATTTAAGTGTAGTAATATATCCTTCATCTTCAACTTGACTATCTATTGCTTCAATAGAAGTGTCAATAACTTCATCCTCAAGTTCAAATAGTTCACATTTAAGTTGATAAACATAATTTTTTCCCAATTGATAAAATGGATCCTCATGCTCTACAAACTTTACTTCAAACAATCTTTGCCCTAAAGGAAAATATATAAGATCACCTTCTCTTGGTCTAGAAGTTAGAATCATTTCACTATCATCAGTACCATCATCCAAACCTGCCATAAATGGTGCGATGAAATCTTCAAATCTTTCTTTTGAAATTGTTAAAGTAACTTCATCTCTAATATTCATACCAAATTTGGTTAGAACATCTCCAGCACCAGAATAACCCTCATAGGTATTAACATATGCTTCTATACTAAAATTATCATCAAACTTGGAAGACTCTATCTCATTCCAAACATCATCAGTACCTATAACTTTTCTTGGAATATAAGTTACTTCTACACCATATATCTTAAGGTGTTCATTTATTAAATCTTGAGTTAACCTCTGTTCAGAAGCAGCACCTTGTAGGAAAAATGGATTTAATGCCATGTTTTTATCCTATAAAGTCGTATGGTGGTAATTCATATTCAGATGCCATTCTTGATCTAAGTGATTCTATTTCTCTCTCAGCATCATCATATATCTCACGACCATTCATTTCTATACCACCTGGTAACTTAACGCCTTTAAATTTAATTAAATTCTGCCCCCATTGTCTCTTTATAAGAGCAGTAAGATACAACTTAAGCCATTGATCATTATAGACCTGTGTAAATGATGTTGGGTCTAACGCTCTGTAACAATCAAGAATCAACCAATTACCTCTACTCTCAGCACCCCAATCAATATCCAGATATAATCTATCTTGTCTCTTATTAAATCTTACTTGCTTATCAGTTGTAAGTAAAAAATCAATATCCTCAAGATAGGATTTTGTCATTGCATACTGAAGTAATTCTACAGAATTAAAGTAATAAAGATCATTTAAAAATAACTGATACTTTATACTAAACATTCCACCAGATATTGAACTGGTATCAAATTTAAATATCTTTTCTACACCAACTACAGAATCTGGAACTTGTAAAAAATTGGAAGTCTCATACCAACTACTTGTTGTAGTTCCGTAACCTGCTATATTTGTGGATGTTGCTGTTGTAGTTACAATACCAACTCCATCAGTATTTTTTCCAGTTCCTCTATCAATATCTTCTTGAGTAATCTTATATTTAAGATACATTCTTTCAACGCCATCAAAATGTCTTTCGTTGAAAAGTTGTATGGCATCATCTACAAGATCATCTATTTGATCATCAGCAACATTTATTTCCAATACAGGAGCACCAAGCTTCCGTAAGCAATAATCAATAAGTTGTTGTCTACTCGCTGGTTTTGCCATGTTATCTTGATGCTATATTACCTGTAGGTTTCTTATTGGGTTTAGGGGCAGATTTAACTTGTTCTTGTAGTTCTGCTATGTCTTGTAGAAGAATCGTTTTTTCTTCTTCAAAATCTCTTTTCATTGTTTCAATTTTTGCTTCTAAAAGAACATTTTGATTTAATGTATTAGAA